TGCATAACGCCGTCAATCCTGAGTCCGATCTTCCTGATAACTTCAAATTGCGCCACGAGTCGTTGGCTCGCATGTCCGTGCCGCAAGCGGTTGAGCACGTCCACAACATCAACGAGTGGCGCAAAAAGAATCGAGAGGATGCAAGCAGGAAAAAAGCATTCAACCCTGCGACGTACTTGCACAAGGACTATCCGGGCACGCACTACGCTTGGTATGAATTAAAGACTTCGCCTAACGCAACGCCCGCTATTCCTCCGGTGTATGGAAAGGGTCAGCATTTAGTGCATGGTGCTTTCCCCGCAAAATTTGATACGCAAGAAGAAGCGCAAAACTACATCGACACGTTTAACGATCAGTTAAGAGAAAAAAACAAAAACGGCGACTTTGATCCGCTTATTAAAGAAATCAAACAATTCCCATTGCGCTATGGCGGACAAGAAGATGTCATGGTTTCGCCCGGACAAGAAGCGAAAGACCCTGACCTTAGAGAAGCGCTTAGTTACGAAGGCAATGTCATGGGGCATTGCGTCGGTGGATATTCAAGCAATGTTACAGACGGGCATTCTCGCATCTTTAGTCTTCGCAACAAGAAGACAGGTGAGCCTCATGTGACGGTTGAAACTCATCCTAAAAGCAATTTTGACTTTGACGAATTCAACAAACGTCACGACGAACTGGGGACTGATGAAAACGAAAGGATGAGTGAACTTCATTCATTGGGCGTTGTGGACGATGAAGGCAACCCTAGTCCTGACGACATTGCTCAAATTAAGGGCAAGGCCAATAACAAGCCCGTAGCCCGCTACATGCCTTACGTTCAGGATTTCGTGAAGTCAGGTAAATGGGGAGACGTTTCAGATCTTCATAACGCCGATTTGATCGATGCGCGTCATTGGCCTAGTTTAAAACTGTACAAGCCAATACTCGAAAAGATGCGCGAGAACGGCGAGACGCTTCCTGATTTTTTAACAAAAGAAGAAAACGAAGCGTTTCATAAAAAGTATGCGCCAGAAAAAGCAAACGGCGGAGCCATCATCGCCAAAGCCACGGGCGGCGTCGTAGACCCGCAGAAGGCGATTCGGCGGGCGGTGATGGTGGCCGAAGGCATGAAGCGCGGCGGCTATAGGGACCCAAAGACGAGCGCCATTGAAGACTGGAAATGGCGTCCGCTGAAGGACGTGCAGGCGCAGTTGGGCGACGCAAAAGAGATCCCGTCGCATGTCGCAACTTTTGGTCGCTTTATGGACGACACGGCAAACAAGGCGGGCACTGTAGGCCTCACGCCGCGTGACCTGATCAAGGCGTACACGATCACCCGCGCTAGCATTCAGCGCGGCGCCGTCGATTCTGACAAGGTTCGCGCCGCCGGACTGGCGTTGCCCAACCATAACGAGCCCAAGGTTCGCCCAGAAGGCGCGTTTGGCGAGTGGCTGCACACGCCGATGGGTCAGCGCTACCTGCAGCACGCGGAGCGCGGCATCATCGATCCGCATTCGATCAGCAACGCGGTGCAGATCATGGCGCCGTTTGGCCGCCACACGACGGACATCCCAGACGCGCTGCAGTGGGCGGCGAAAAACTTGCCGGGCCGTGAGGGCGACGTGTCTCGACTGGTCGCTCAGGCACAGCAGGGAACAAGCAGCCCATCCGAATGGCGCGACTTTATTCAAGGCGTGCGCGGCGTCGGCCCTAGCAAGGCGGGGTTCATTGCGTCCCTGCTCGGTCGAGGCGATCAGCCGACGCTCGACGCAAGGCAGATCGTCCTTCACACCGGAAATCCGTCAAAGCAGGCGGCACCGTACATCGCCCGGCGCAGCGGGCTTGGCGGCGCGGAGGCCGTCGAACGCCTTGCCGCAAGGCAGCGGGCGATGAACCTCACGACGCCGGAAGGTCTTGACCCTTACTATCAGCACCTCGCACATCACACCATCTGGGACGCCGTTGGCAACGATCAGACGACGCATTCTGACGTCATTCACGCCATGCAGCACGCTGCTACCGGCGGCAAGATCAAAGACAATCCTTTGATTGATCATCCGCTTGTACATGTTATGCGGGCCGCAGGCATTCCATTTTCAAGCGAAGAAAAATATGCGCGTGGCGGAGCGCCTAAGAAAAAGAAAGTTGTCCCCGCAGATGAAGCGTCGTCAGTGCAGGTTGATCGACCTATCTATTCTTCATGGGATGAAGTGCCAACGATCAATCCGCAAGATCTCGTTGGGAAAAGAATTTTTCCAATTCGGGCCGATCTTTTAAAGACCGGGCCTGATTACACGGGAATTGATTCCAGTCAGTTAACTAAGCCTGTTGCTATGCGCGGCGGCCCGGGATTCCCATTGATTGAAGAGAATCAGCGTGGCGGCATGGGGTGGGCTATTAAAGGTAAAGGACGCGGCACGTTCAAATTGAATAAGAATGCCGACTATGCCGCTGTCACCGCGATGATGCCTGACACGCATGAATCTAATTCGTCGTTTGCCCGTGCTTTGATTGGAACAATGGCTGCTCACGCTAGAGACAAGCGCATTCCAAAAGAAAACCTTGATCAAATTGATGCCCTGATCAAGGCGCAATCCAAGAACAAGAAACTTAGCGTCTTGCAAGATTTCCCGGGGTTTGCACACCAAAATATTCACGATTACGTTGACTCTTTAAACTTTGAAAGCCGTGATCGGATTTCCAAAATTTTACATAGTGCAAGAGCGCAAAAATTAGGCGCTCCTAGCGTCAAAAAAATTGCCAGAGAGACGATAGATCCTCGGTTCGCGGGACTGAACCGTGGCGACGTGATGTACTTGTTGGAACTGGAAAAGGGAGACAAGGGCGTTGCCGATTTGGTTAAGTCAGGGTTCACTCCGCATGAGTCCTATCCGTTAGGTATTCGCGGCCGGATTGTTGGCAAGTTCCACCATCCTTTTGCTGCAGAGACCTTGTGGAAAGACTGGTTTGATCAAAAACGAGCAGCAAAGAAAGCGTCTGGTAAGTCTTCAAATCCTGCAGCAGACACGGCGCAAATTTTGCGCGGGTTTGATCTTGCTTTGCCGACAACCACGGTTACTCAGGCAATTGCCGACAACCTGCCTAGTCATCCAATGGACGTGCAGTCCCCCCAAGCAGCCCGTATGGCTCTTGATGTCGCCCATGACCGTTGGACTAATACAGAAACGCCCGTTGGGCATGGCGGCGTATCGCCTGCTGAGATGTCTAAAGCCCTAAAAAACTCTGAAGCCTCCTCGACCCTTACTCAGTATTCTGAGAAGGAAATCAAGGACATGGTCAAGAAGAAGAAGTTCAGGGCGTTTAAGTTACCCAGTGGCGACGTGTACTTTGGCCTGAAGCACGGAACAAATTACGAAGAGGAATATGGGTTTAAACACCCAGAATTGACTCCTAATGAGACCGCTTTGGTCAGCGTTGTAAACAATGAGCCGGGCGCCAAGGGGGTTGGCGGCGCTTCGGTCATGCTAAAAGCAATTAAAGAGGGCGCTACTGCCTTAGACGCATATGCTGTACCATCTAAAAAACACCCGGATGGCTTTTTGCCATCGTTTTACAGGCAGTTTGGTTTTAAAGAGTTAGGACGTATTCCGTTTGACCCACAATATTCTACCGATCAACAACTTGAGGACTTGAAGCATTACTGGCGTTCTACTGGGTGGGACGAATCGATGGGAATGCCTTCTGTGTCCATTATGAAATGGGATGGAAAAGATGAAGATCGACAAGACGCATTACGAAACTATCTCGCACAAAGCCGTGCGGGTTCTAGGCCGGGAGACGGTAAATCGGATGTCCGATCCGCAAGTTGGGCTTCTGAACAAGGAACTCAACTATCTGGTGGAGAAGCACCAGTCAGCGGACAAGGTGACGGACTCGGAAATCGAGGGGGCGTACGAGATGATAGTCAAACACGCCCTTCCGACAGGTTCACACGAGCACTTACTGGGGTAATGAACATGACGCCGCAGCAGGCACAGGCCTACGGCGTTTCTCCAGAAGACGTTTCCGCTGCAAGAAAAAAGTTAATGCCAAAGGCGAGTGGCGGTCTTGTTGACCACGCCCTCCGTATGGTCGCACACTTGACAAAACCAAAAGCGCGGTAAACCCCCCGCAGGAGACTGACATGTCCGAATTAGCCAAAAAGGCGCGGGAAGAGCGTGCGGCGAAAGCCAAGCGCTACAGCCGCACTCACGACGAAGGCAAGGTTGACGCCAGTGACTTTAAACAGGCAGAACCTCTAGAGGCAGAAGCCAAGACGGGCCTGCGCCCGATCTCCCGTCGCCAGTTCAAGCGCGGCGGCAAGGTTGAGGGCGAGCACGCCCACCATCACGCCGGTCGCAAGCCCCGCAAGAGCGGCGGCAAGGCGCTGACGGCGGACAGCCTCCTGAACCGCGACATGAAGGAAGCCAACGAGGGTCGCGCAGGCACCAAGCACGTCGGCGGCATGAAGCGCGGCGGCAAGGCGATGAAGCACGACGACGTCGCCGAAGACAAGAAACTGATCAAGTCGATTGTCAAAAGGGGCGCGATCAAGCCCGGCATGGCGAAGGGCGGACTGATCTTTAAAAAGAAGGATCGCGAAGAGTGCCCTGAGTGCGGGGGATGGGGCCATCAGATTCACGATCCTGATGAAGAGGGCAAGATTCTTCCTTGTTACCATTGCGGCGCGACCGGCTCAGTTAAGGTCATGCCGCAGGGTGGTAGCCGCAGGAGCATTCAAAAGCGCGAGCGCGCTGATCTTGCTTCTGCTGAACAGGATCGTCGCGGCAAGGCAGAATACGAGCGCCGACCTCAAGAGCGTCGTCATGCTTCGCCGGATTCTTACGACGAGCCGCTTCCGGGCGAAATTTCTTCACGGTTCAAAAAAGGTGGTAGCGTGCATCCGAAGGGCTGCAAGTGCGTCAAATGCTGCAGCGGCGGCATGGTCAAAAAGAAAGGCGGCGGCAGCGTCACCGACGGCACTCTAGAGGGCACGCGCCCGACAGGCGGTCGTAAGGCTCGCAAGCACGGCGGTCGCGCCAAGAAGACGAACATCAACATCGTCATCGCGCCGCACGGCGGTCATCAGGCTCCGGCAGGCGGGATGATGCCGCCCCCGCCGCCTGCGGGGGGTCTTCATCAGGGCATGGCTCCGGGTATGCCGCCGGGTATGCCACCGGGCGGTATGCGTCCTCCGATGCCTGCATCCCCGCCTCCGGGCGGCGCGCCTCCCATGGGAGCGCCTCCGGGCCTCATGGGCCGCAAGCGCGGTGGCCGGGTTCATTACCCGATCAAGGACGGCTCTGGCGGCGGCAAGGGACGCCTTGAGAAAGTGAAGGCGTATGGCTTAAAGCCCGCCTGATGGTATAAGGGGCGGTCAGCAATGACCGCCCCTTTCGATTGAGACCTACCGATGCAAACGATCAGCGTCCGATTTGAATACGAACTTAAGAAATTGGTCGACGAAGAGATTGAACGCCTAACGGACATCCTCACGTTAGGTGTAAGCATTCACGATATCGCGGACTACAAACACATCACGGGGCAACTCGCGGCGTGGCGTAAACTCGACGATCTATGTGATGAAGCCCGTTCTGTGATGGATAAATCGTAATTGGAGTACCTATGCCGCATACACCTATGCAACACGATACCGACCCGAAAGAAGATTTGATCAAAGCCGTAGGTCCGATCTACGGTTTTGACCTGTATCACAATCAGATCCTGTGCGCCGTCTACATCCGGCCTGAGAAAACGAAGGGCGGCATCGTCCTGCCGGATCAGCACCGCAACGAAGACCGTCACCAGAGCAAGGTGGGCCTCATTTTGAAGGTTGGACCCGACGCTTTTGTCGACGAAAGCGGCGTCTGGTTCAAGGAAGTCAGCGTAAAGGTCCACGATTGGATCGTTTTCCGCCCTTCGGACGGTTGGAGCATCACCGTCAACGGCGTTTTGTGCCGAATTTTGAAGGACGAGAACGTGCGCGGGCGCGTTTCACACCCAGATTTGGTCTGGTAAGGGGGCAATCATGGCTGATGAACCGGAACAGATTGAGATTGAGATCGATCCGACTGAGAAAGAGGTCAAAAAGGACGAAGTTGAGGTCGTAAAGGCCGAAGAATCGCCCGTAAAGACCGAAACCGCGCCCGAAGACGGCATCAAAGCCCTCAAAAAGCAGTTGGAAGAGGAGCGTTCTGCGCGTATTGCCGCCGAAAAGGCAGCAAACGAGGCCAAACAGAACGCTTTCAGGGCGCAAAACGAGGTTGCGGACACCAATCTGCACCTAATCAACAACGCCATCGACTCGGTGAAGGCAAACACGCTGAATTTGAAGTCGGCCTACGCTCAGGCGATGGCGGCAGGCGATTACGACTCCGCCGCCGACATTCAGCAGACCATGGCGGAGAATTCTGCCAAGTTGCTTCAGTTGGAGCAGGGCAAGCAGGCTCTGGAGAGTTCGCCGAAGCAGAAGGCGCCTGAGCCGGTCCAAAGCGACCCGGTTGAGGCGCTTGCGAGTCAGTTATCGTCCCGCTCGGCCCAGTGGGTTCGCGCCCACCCGGAATACGCCCGTAACCCCAACCTGTACCGCAAGATGATCGCGGCGCACGAGTTGGCGATGGCGGACGGCATCAGCCCGGACACCGACGACTATTTCGACTCGATTGAAAACACGCTTCGGATCCGCCGTGACGCCCCGGTGCAGGCAGAGGCGACTGCGGACGCCGCTAAGGTCACGCAGCGCCGTACCGCGCCTCCTGCAGCCCCTGTCTCGCGCAGCGGCAACGCGGGCACCGGAAACCGCCCTAACGTCGTTCGCCTGACCAAGGACGAGCGCGAGATGGCGCAGATGATGGGCATGACCGATCAGGAATACGCCAAGAACAAGTTGGCGCTTCAGCGTGAAGGGAAACTGAACTAATGGAGAATTCTATGGACAATGAAACCCCTAAGCAGAGGCGTGCCCGCGCTCGCTCTAATCGGCTTCTGGAGGCGATTGACGAGGTGGAAGACGAGATTGCCGAAGAAGAGGCTCAGGCGGCTGCTGCAGCCTCCCCAGAGCCCACCGGCATACAGCGTGCGCCCTTGCGCGAAAATCCCCGTGACCGCGCCGCACGCCGCGCTGCAGAACTGCGCGAGCACGCGGGCGGCTCGATGGAAGAGGGCACCGACGAGTTCTACATCCCGCCCGACATCATTCCAGACGGTTGGGACTACGAGTGGAAGCGCAAGTTGCTCTTGGGCAGCGAGGACCCGGCCTATCAGGTTCAGGTTGCCCGCAAGGGTTGGGAGCCTGTCCCGGCAAATCGCCACCCCGAAATGATGCCTAGCATCGGCAATTTCGCCGTGATCGAGCGCAAGGGCATGATCCTGATGGAACGCCCAAAGGAAATCAGCGACGAAGTGCGCGCCGCCGACCTGCGCCGTGCTCGACTTCAGGTTCGCCAGAAGGAAGCGCAGTTGAACGCGACTCCCGAAGGCACGCTGCAGCGCAGCAAGAGCGACGGCAGCAGCCTGACGAAGATCGGCAAGTCCTACGAAGCGATCCCGATTCCAGAATAAAAGGCAGTAAATGCCTCCTTGAGCGCCCTTCGGGGCGCTTTTTCTTTTGTACTGTTGCACTTGTCAAGTAGGCGGCGTAAATTGCCCTCAACCTCCTGCCCGGCGCAGGAGTTGAAGATTACCCCCGGTCTAAATCGCCCCGGTGCGCGATGATGGCCTCCTGTAAGGAGAATCCGTCATGGCGAATAACAGTGCGCCTTTCGGCTTTAGTCAGTACAAGGGCACGGGTTCGCTTCCGACCTACGAACAGGTCGCGATGTTTGCGGACTACAATGCCTCGGCGATTTTTTTCGGCGATCCGGTTTTCCGTAATTCGGACGGCAGCGTCTATGTGACGACGCCGGGCACAGGCACGCTTGCCGGTGTGTTCGTTGGCTGCAAGTACCTGTCGGTCGCGCAGAAGCGTACCGTGTGGTCGAACTACTGGCCGGGCAGCGACGTTGCTTCGAGCAACACCGTTGAGTGCTACGTCGTCAACGACCCCAACGCGCAGTTCCTTGTGCAGGTGGGTGGCTCGTCCTCGACGGGTCTCACGACGGCCGACATCGGCGCCAACGTGCAGTTTGCTTACGGCACGGGCAGCACCGCGACGGGCGTTTCGGGCGCGTACATCGTGTACAACTCGCAGGCCACCACGGCGACGCTTCCGTTCCGTGTTATGGCTGTTCCCACCGATCCGCCGAATGCTCAAGGCACCCAGAGCGGTGCATACAACTATGTGGTCGTGGCGTTTAACAACGTCGAGACCAAGCAGTTGACCGGCACCGTCTAAGGAGTAACTAAAAATGGCCGTTAATTTAAGTGCTATTAAGGACCTCCTGCTTCCGGGTCTTCGCGGGATTGAAGGCAAGTACGAGATGATTCCGTCTCAGTACGACAAGATCTTCACCAAGCATGACTCGAAACTCGCCCTTGAGCGTACCGCTGAAATGCGTTACCTCGGTCTGGCGCAGTTGAAGACGGAAGGTGCTCAGACCTCGTTCGACAACAACTCGGGCGAGCGCTTCATCTACAACCAAGAGCACAATGAAATTGCGCTCGGTTACGCGATCACCCGCAAGGCGATTGACGATAACCTTTACAAGACGCAGTTCCATCCGTCGAACCTCGGTCTGATTGAATCGTTTCAGCAGACCAAGGAAATCTACGGCGCGAACGTCCTTAACACCGCGACGACGTACAATGCGAACATCGGCGGTGACGGTGTTTCGTTGTGCTCGACGAGCCACCCCATCGACGGCAATACGATTGCGAACACGCCTTCGACGCAGGTTGACCTCAATGAGGCCACGCTGCTGAACGCGATGATCTCGATTCGTACCAACTTCCGCGACATGGCGAACCTCAAGGTCTTCGCTCGTGGCCGCAAGTTGATTGTGCCTCCGCAGTTGGAACCGGTTGCGATTCGTCTTCTCAAGACGGAACTGCGTCCGGGTACTGCGGATAACGATGTCAACGCGATCCTCTCGACGGCGGGCGGCTTGCCGGAAGGCTACATGGTCAACGACTTCTTGACCTCGCCTTATGCATGGTTCCTGCTCACCAACATTGACGGTCTCTCCTACATGGAGCGCGTCAAGTACGAAATGGACATGCAGGTCGACTTCGTTACGGACAATCTGTTGGTCAAGGGCTACGAGCGGTACTCGTTTGGGTACTACAACTGGCGCGCCATCTGGGGCTCGTTCCCGACCTCGTAAGGAGAAGCGAAATGAGCAGCACAGTATTAACTGGGCCGATCCTTGCGGGCAACGTGCTTAACTCTGACGGCACCGGCAATCTTGCCGGTGTCGGCGGAAGCAGTGGAACTCAGAACGTCGGCTTCGTGCAGATGGCGCAGTTTGCGTCTATCACGGAGTCGGCTTCTGCGACGGCGACCTCTATCGTCATCCCTGCACAGAGTCTGATCACTGACATCTACATCAACGTCACGGCGTCATGGAGCAGCGGCTCTGACACGCTGAACATTGGAACGGCGAGCGGTGGAAGCCAGTTGGCTTCTGCTATCGCGCACGCTTTACTGGTTCAGGGTCAGTACACCGTTCCTGTGACGAGCCTGATCGCCAACTGGTTGAATTCCAGTGCGACGCAGGACGTTCAGATCTGGACGCAGTCGACAGGCAGCGGCACGGGGACGGCGGTACTTGTGGTCTGCTACTTGCAGGCCGCAAATAACTTTACCAACGGTCAGTACACCTGATCTGGGAGTAAGAAATGAAAGGTCATAAAGGACGTCATCACAAAGCCACTGGCGGCGTGAATGAAGCGGAACAGGATCTCAAGAGCAAGCCGGAAGAGCGTAACAACGCTAAGAAGGAATTTCACGAGGCTGAAGAGCGGAAGCACGGCGGTCGTGCCAAGCGGAAGCACGGCGGTCATGTGAAACATGAGATGAAGGTCGAAGGTCATCACGGCAAGCATCACGCGGGTCGTAAGCCGCGTAAGCATGGCGGCAAGACCTCCGGCAACATTTTTGCGTTCACGGCTCACAAGGGCACGCCGCCCAAGGGCCACACGGACGAAATGGGCATGTAATAGACTGGGCCCCCTCTCCCAGTTTGTGATGCATCAACGGGGGCCTCGTGCCCCCGTTTTTAATAAGGAACAAGGTAATGCGTTCCATCGTAGTGACGGCCAACACAGGCCAAGCAACGTCCAACTTGGTCCGACTGGACGAGTGGGCCCATCCGCAGGTGAACATCCAGTGCGTCTTGAGCGGCACGGGTAACTACACCGTTCAGCAGTCCATGGACGATCCAAACGATCCGTTCAATCCGGTCCCCGTGGGCAGCATGACATGGTTTCCAAGCGCAGACGCCGCTGTCGTTGGCGCGACGGCAAGCGCCATGAGCAGTTTTTCGTTTGCTCCGCGTTTTGTTCGCGTGATTTGGAATAGCGGTACTGGGACTGTCACCATGACGGTGACCCAGTACAATGTCGTCAGCCTGTAAGGCTGAAAGCCACATTGGAGACCAAGTATGAGCGCAGGGACTTACAACCTTTGCATCGAGCAGGGCGCTACGTTCATTCGGGTCTTCTTGTGGCAGGTTGGCGGCTCGACTGACTGCTCCTGCACGACGACTTCAACCACGGCTGTTCCCGTCGACCTGACGGGATTTTCTGCTGATCTTCAGATCCGGCAGACCCCGCAATCAACCACGATCTTGTACGAAGGCAGCACTGCCAACGGCAACATCGTGTTGGGCGGCACGGCAGGCACCATTACCCTGACCATTCCCTCGACGACGACGGCAGGGTTTTCGTGGCTGCGTGGGGTTTATGATCTGATCCTCACGTCCTCTGGAGGTATAGTTACGCGATTGCTGCAAGGTTCAGTAACCGTTTCTCCAGATGTGACGCGCTAAAATGGCGAATGATCCTCCGACTCAAGTAAATGTCACTGAAAGCCCGACTGTCGTCGAGGTCAACTCGGGCGATCCCACTCAGGTCACGGTCACTCAGACCCCTGAGACCACAGTCTCGGTTACCGAAACCGATATCCAAACCGTAGAGATCGCGGCGGTTGGCCCGCAAGGTCCTCCGGGTGCAATAGGCCCAACTGGCCCTGCGGGGCCAACTGGCCCTCAAGGACCGACCGGCCCTGTCGGTACGGGGCAGATGGTTGTTTCCGCCGGAACGTCTTCCGGCCTGTTTACCGCCGTTAATTTCGTCAACAGCAATGGCGTCAATTTCGGCCTAAGCAGCAACAACATCACCGCCAGTTACACGGGCGGCGGCATTGGCATCTCGGCGAGCACGCAGTCCGCCAACACCGGCACCATCGTTTTCCAGACAAGCCCGACCGTCACGTTTGGCATGTCGAACTCGTCGGTCATTACGGCGTCGGTCAACACGAACTACGCCGCGACCAACATCACGACGAACAACATCGCGACTTCGCAGTCGTCGCTGTTTCAGCAGACGAGCGCCACTTCGGCGATCACGACCGGGGCATTCCCGTCGTCGAACTCAAGTCTGCTGCTTGCGACCTCTCAGTCGTCGCTGTTTCAGCAGACGAGCGCCACCTCGGCGATCACGTCGAACGCCTTTGCTTCGTCGAACTCCAGTCTTCTGCTTGCAACCTCGCAGTCGAGCCTGTTCCAACAAACGAGTGCCACGTCGGCGATCACGTCGAATGCCTTTGCCTCGTCGAACTCAAGCCTCCTGCAGGCCACAAGCGCCACATCGAACATCACGACGAACGCTTTTGCGTCGTCTAACTCAAGCCTGCTTCAGGCCACGAGCGCCACCTCGGCGATCACGTCAGCAGCCTTCCCGTCCTCCCAGACGACCAAGTTCGCGGGAACGGGGACGACCTACGCCGGAACAAACGTCTCGGCCACGCTGAACCTGAACAGCAATGGCCTGAGCATGCAGTTGTCTGGCCCCAACGTGGCGGGCGCTCAGACGGGCATCAGCGGAATCATCGCGGGTACCCAGACGCTTACGTCGGGCACGTTGTCCTTTGCGAACAGCAACGGCGTGACCTTCGGCCTGTCGAACTCGTCTGTTCTGACGGCGTCTGTTCAGGCGGGTCCGACCTCCTATGTGCAGCAGGTCAACGGATCGTCTGGATCAGTTACCGTCGCCGGAACCAATACCAGTTTCAGCGGCACGAACATCTCAGGAAGCCTGACGCTCAACAGCAACGGCCTGAATCTGGCGCTATCCGGGCAGAGCGTCCCGGCCACCTCTTCGATTAGCGGCACTGGGGCGATCAGCATTGCCTCTGCGGGCAGCACGATCAGCATCGGCGCGCCTGCCGTTTCGATGGGTCTTTCTGGCGGCAATACGTCTGGAACAAGCGGAACTGTTTCCAACCAGTTGGTTCTTGCGGGCGGAAACAACATCACGCTTTCTGGCTCAACCAACGCCGGGGGCATGTCGCTGACCATTTCGGGTCCAAACATTGCGGGCGCGCAGACAGGCATCAGCGGCATCATCGCGGGGACACAGACGCAAACGTCTGGAACCCTGTCGTTTGCCAACAGCAATGGCATCTCGTTTGGCTTGTCCAATTCATCTGTTCTGACCGCGTCGTATACGGTTCCGGCAGTTCCGACATCGTATGTGCAGCAGGTCAATGGATCGTCTGGATCAGTCACTGTTGCAGGAACCAATACCAGTTTCAGCGGCACGAACATTTCAGGAAGCCTGACGCTTAACAGCAATGGTCTGAACCTTGCCCTATCTGGTCAGAGCGTTCCGGCAACCTCGTCGATCAGTGGCACCGGAATCGTCAGCATTGCTTCTGCAGGAAGCACCATTTCTATTGGCGCTCCTGCTTTCTCTGCAGGCGTTTCTACAGGTGGCAATACTTCTGGCAATACCGGAACAGTCACCAATCAGGTGTTGTTCGTCGGCGGCAACAACATAACGCTTTCTCAGTCTACTGGCGCGGGCGGCGCTACTGTGACGATCTCTGGCGCAAATATCGCCGGAGCACAAACGGGCATTAGCGGAATCATTGCCGGTACGCAGACTCAAACGTCTGGAACCTTGTCATTTGCCAACAGCAATGGCGTCACCTTTGGACTGTCAAATTCGTCTGTTTTGACGGCATCTGTTCAGGCCGGTCCTACGTCGTATGTTCAGCAGGTTAACGGCTCATCCGGTTCTGTCACTGTTGCAGGAACGAATACTAGTTTCAGCGGCACGAACATCTCAGGAAGCCTGACGCTCAATAGCAACGGGCTAAATCTGGCGCTATCCGGGCAGAGCGTCCCGGCCACATCTTCGATCAGTGGCACTGGGGCGATCAGCATTGCCTCTGCGGGCAGCACAATCAGCATTGGTGTACCCGCTGTTTCGATGGGCTTCTCTGGCGGCAATACATCAGGCACAAGCGGAACTGTTTCCAACCAGTTGGTTCTTGCGGGTGGGAACAACATCACCCTATCTGGCTCTACTGGTGCCGGGGGTATGTCGCTAACCATTTCTGGCGCTAATATCGCCGGGGCGCAAACAGGCATTAGTGGAATTATTGCCGGTACTCAGACTCAAACGTCTGGCACGCTGTCATTCGCAAATAGCAACGGCATATCTTTTGGCCTGTCTAATTCGTCGGTCCTGACTGCGTCGTATACGGTTCCAACCGTACCGACATCGTATGTACAGCAAGTCAATGGATCGTCTGGATCAGTTACCGTCGCCGGAACCAATACCAGTTTCAGCGGCACGAATATCTCAGGAAGCCTGACGCTCAACAGCAACGGGCTGAATCTGGCGCTATCCGGCCAGAGCGTCCCCGCCACGTCATCTATTAGCGGAACGGGGGCGGTCAGCATCGCGTCCGCCGGAAGCACAATCAGCATTGGCGCTCCTGCCGTTTCGATGGGCTTCTCAGGCGGAAATACGTCTGGAACAAGCGGAACTGTTTCCAACCAGTTGGTTCTTGCGGGCGGCAACAACATTACTCTGTCCGGCTCTACCGGTGCCGGAGGCATGTCGCTAACTATTTCTGGTGCCAACATAGCGGGTGCTCAAACCGGCATCAGTGGCATCATTGCCGGAACTCAGACTCAAACGTCTGGCACGTTATCGTTTGCGAACAGCAACGGCGTCACCTTTGGCCTGTCAAATTCATCTGTCTTGACGGCTTCGGTTCAAGCAGGACCGACATCGTATGTATCGAACGTCAACGGTTCATCTGGCGCATTAAGTCTTGCGGTCGGATCATCGTTGTCATCTTCGACTAACGGTTCATCTATCACTTTTGGCCTTGCGTCGAACATTACGACGGCCTTGCAATCCGCAGGCGCGTACTTAACGACTGCCGCTCAATCTACGGTTTCAAACTTTGCTGTCGTTGCTGCCACCAACAATACGGGCGGCGGAACAGCAACGCTTTTGACCAATGCTAGTTTTAGCAATGCCAATGGTTTGACGTTCTACACGTCTGCCGGTAACGCTATCGTTGGTTCTTATACCGTTCCAACAGTTCCGACTTCGTATGTTCAGCAGGTCAATGGCTCTTCTGGATCTGTCACGGTTGCCGGAACAAGTACTGGATTTGGCGGAACCAACATTTCAGGAAGCGTGACGCTCAATAGCGCCGGTCTGAACATTTCGCTTTCCGGCCAGAGCGTTCCCGCCACATCGTCGATTAGCGGAACAGGCATTGTTAGCATTGCTTCTGCCGGAAGCACCATCAGCATTGGCGCTCCCGCTTTCTCTGCAGGCGTGTCCTCTGGCGGAAATACGTCTGGCACAACAGGTACGATCAGCAATCAAATCGTTTTTGCGGGCGGAAACAACATTACGTTGTCTCAGTCCACGGGCGCAGGTGGCGCAACGATTACTATTTCTGGTGCCAACGTTGCCGGGGCGCAGACAGGAATCAGTGGCATCATCGCCGGTACTCAGACGCAAACGTCTGGCACGTTGTCATTTGCCAATAGCAATGGCGTCACTTTCGGCCTATCTAATTCGTCGGTATTAACGGCCTCCGTCCAAGCGGGGCCAACGTCGTATGTATCCAACGTCAACGGATCTTCTGGCGCGATAAGTCTGGCTGTCGGTTCGTCTTTGTCATCTTCGACTAACGGATCGTCTATCACTTTCGGCCTTGCGTCGAACATCACGACGGCCTTGCAATCTGCAGGCGCTTACCTGACGACTGCCATGCAGTCCAACGCCGGATCCAATTTCCTTGGGACCAATACGGCGCTGACGGCTAACGGCGTGTCCGTTACGGCAAACAGCAGCGGTCTATCGTTGAACTTCCCGGCTTTCCTGACGACGGCTGCTCAAAGTAACCAAGTCGTAAATAGCCTTAACGGTTCTACGGGACAGATCAGTCTGGCTGTCGGTTCGTCTTTGTCATCTTCGACTAACGGATCGTCTATCACTTTCGGCCTTGCGTCGAATATCACGACGGCTTTGCAGTCCGCAGGCGCATACCTGACGACGGCGGCTCAATCCACGGTTTCAAATTTTGCTGTCGTTGCCGCCACTAACAATACTGGCGGCGGTACAGCAACGCTTCTGACTAATGCAAGTTTCAGTAACGCAAACGGCCTTACGTTCTACACGTCTGCGGGCAATGCGATTGTTGGTTCGTATACCGTACCCACGGTTCCAACGTCGTATGTTCAACAGGTCAACGGCTCATCTGGGTCTGTCACCGTTGCAGGAACAACCACTGGATTTGGTGGAACCAACATTTCAGGAAGCGTGACGCTCAATAGCGCGGGTATCAACCTGTCGCTATCCGGTCAGAGCGTACCTGCTACGTCGTCGATCAGCGGAACCGGCATTGTTAGCATTGCCTCTGCAGGAAGCACGATATCCATTGGAGCCCCCGCTGTTTCGATGGGCTTCTCTGGCGGTAATACGTCTGGAACAAGCGGAACTGTTTCCAACCAATTGGTTCTTGCGGGCGGTAACAACATCACCCTGTCTGGCTCTACTGGAGCCGGGGGCATGTCACTGACTATTTCTGGTGCCAACATAGCGGGTGCCCAAACGGGCATCAGCGGCATCATCGCGGGAACTCAGACTCAGACATCTGGAACGCTATCATTTGCCAATAGCAATGGCATTTCGTTTGGCCTGTCCAATTCATCTGTTCTGACCGCGTCGTATACAGTCCCTGCCGTACCGACATCGTATGTATCGAACGTCAACGGGTCGTCTGGTGCCCTTAGCCTAGCCGTAGGCTCGTCTCTATCGTCTTCGACCAATGGGTCGTCTATCACTTTCGGCCTTGCGTCGAACATCACGACGGCGCTTCAGTCTGCGGGCGCTTACCTGACGACTGCCATGCAGTCGAACGCAGGATCCAATTTCCTTGGAACCAATACGGCTCTGACGGCTAACGGCGTGTCCGTTACGGCAAACAGCAGCGGTCTATCGTTGAACTTCCCGGCTTTCCTGACGACGGCTGCTCAAAGTAACCAAGTCGTAAATAGCCTCAACGGTTCTACGGGACAGATCAGTCTGGCCGTAGGCTCATCATTGTCGTCTTCGACTAATGGGTCTTCGGTCACATTTGGCCTTGCGTCGAACATTACGACGGCCCTACAGTCTGCGGGCGCTTACCTTACGACTGCCATGCAGTCGAACGCCGGTTCCAACTTTCTTGGGACCAATACGGCGCTGACGGCTAACGGCGTCTCGGTTACGGCGAACAGCAGCGGTCTGTCGCTTAACTTCCCTGCGTTCCTAACGACTGCGGCACAATCTTCGGCTTCTAACGTATCGATTGTCGCTGCAGCAACAAACAACACGGGCGGCGGTACAGCATCGTTGTCTGGTGGCGTTAGTTTCAGCAATGCCAACGGCCTGACGTTTTATACGTCTGCCGGTAACGCGATTGTTGGGTCTTACACTGTCCCCACAGTTCCAACGTCGTATGTTCAGCAGGTCAATGGATCATCTGGCTCAGTCACGGTTGCAGGGACAAGCACTGGATTTGGCGGAACCAATATTTCAGGAAGCGTGACGCTCAATAGCGCCGGTCTGAACATTTCGCTTTCCGGCCAGAGCGTTCCCGCCACGTCTTCCATCAGCGGGACGGGCATTGTCAGCATTGCTTCCGCAGGCAGCACCATCAGTATCGGCGCTCCCGCATTTTCTGCGGGCGTGTCTTCTGGCGGGAACACGTCTGGCACGACAGGCACGTTTAGCAACCAAATCGTTTTTGCGGGCGGAAACAACATTACGTTGTCTCAATCCACTGGCGCAGGCGGAGCGACAATCACCATTTCCGGCGCAAATATCGCCGGAGCGCAGACAGGTATCAGCGGGATCATCGCCGGTACTCAGACTCAGACTTCGGGTACTTTGTCGTTTGCTAACAGCAACGGCGTCACTTTCGGGTTGTCTAATTCTTCTGTCCTGACGGCATCTGTTCAGGCAGGCCCCACGTCGTATGTATCCAACGTCAATGGGTCGTCTGGCGCTTTAAGTCTGGCTGTAGGCTCGTCTCTGTCGTCTTCGACTAACGGGTCATCTATCACTTTTGGCCTTGCGTCGAACATTACGACGGCCCTCCAGTCAGCGGGCGCTTACCTGACGACTGCCATGCAGTCCAACGCCGGATCCAATTTCCTTGGGACCAATACGGCGCTGACGGCTAACGGCGTGTCCGTTACGGCAAACAGCAGCGGCCTATCGTTGAACTTCCCGGCTTTCCTGACGACTGCTGCTCAAAGTAACCAAGTCGTAAATAGCCTCAACGGTTCTACGGGACCGATCAGTCTGGCTGTCGGTTCGTCTTTGTCATCTTCGACTAACGGATCGTCTATCACTTTCGGCCTTGCGTCGAATATCACGACGGCCTTGCAGTCTGCGGGTGCTTACCTGACGACTGCCATGCAGTCGAATGCCGGTTCCAATTTCCTTGGAACCAATACGGCGCTGACGGCTAACGGCGTCTCGGTCACGGCGAACAGCAGCGGTCTGTCCCTGAACTTCCCGGCTTTCCTGACGACTGCAGCGCAGTCTTCTGCGTCCAACGTATCGATTGTTGCTGCAGCAACGAACAATACGGGCGGCGGCACGGCGTCATTGTCTGGCGGAGTCAGTTTCAGCAACGCAAACGGCCTTACGTTCTACACGTCTGCCGGTAATGCCATCGTCGGATCGTACACAGTACCAACGGTCCCAACGTCGTATGTGCAACAAGTCAACGGCTCATCTGGGTCCGTGACGGTTGCAGGAACAACCACGGGATTTGGCGGCACCAATATTTCAGGCAGCGTGACGTTAAACAGCGCGGGCATCAACCTGTCGCTATCTGGTCAAAGCGTCCCTGCTACATCGTCAATTTCCGGCACCGGAATTGTTAGCATAGCCTCCGCAGGCAGCACCATCAGTATTGGCGCTCCTGCGTTTTCTGCCGGTGTATCTTCTGGCGGGAACACGTCTGGCACGACCGGCACGTTTAGCAATCAGATTGTATTTGCGGGCGGCAACAACATCACCTTGTCTCAGGCAACTGGGGCAGGTGGTGCCACAATTACCATTTCCGGCCCCAACATTGCCGGTGCTCAGACGGGCATTAGCGGAATCATTGCCGGAACTCAGACGCAAACGTCTGGAACCCTGTCGTTTGCTAACAGCAACGGCATTTCGTTTGGATTGTCCAATTCATCTGTTCTGACCGCGTCGTATACAGTCCCTGCCGTACCGACATCTTATGTGTCGAACGTCAACGGGTCTTCTGGGGCACTTAGCCTAGCGGTTGGCTCGTCATTGTCGTCTTCGACCAACGGGTCGTCTATCACGTTTGGCCTTGCGTCGAACATCACGACGGCACTTCAGTCTGCAGGCGCTTACCTGACGACTGCGGCGCAAAGCAATCAGGTTGTTAACAGCCTGAACGGCTCAACGGGACAGATAAGTCTAAACGTCGGTTCGTCGCTCTCTGCGTCAACTAACGGGTCATCGGTTACCTTCGGCCTTGCGTCGAACATTACGACGGCGCTGCAGTCTGCAGGCGCTTACCTGACGACTGCGGCGCAAAGCAATCAGGTTGTTAACAGCCTGAACGGCTCTACGGGCCAAATAAGCCTTAACGTAGGGTCGTCGCTATCTGCATCGACTAACGGTTCGTCGGTTACTTTCGGGCTCGCTTCGAACATCACGACGGCTCTGCAATCCGCAGGCGCCTACCTGACGACTGCCATGCAGTCCAACGCGGGTTCCAATTTCCTTGGGACGAATACCGCGCTAACCGCTAACGGCGTGTCGGTTACGGCGAATAGCAGCGGATTGTCGCTGAACTTCCCTGCATTCTTGACTACGGCGGCCCAGTCTTCCGCGTCGAACGTATCGCAGATCGTAGTTGCTACCAACAGCACGGGTGGCGGTACGTCCACGTTGGTGAATGGCGTTACCTTCGGTAACTCCAACAACATCACTTTCTACGCTACGAACGGCTCGGTGGTCGGTTCGTTCTCGGTTACTAATGCCGGTCCAACGTCTTATGTTTCGCAGGTAAACGGGTCATCTGGGGCACTTAGCCTCAACGTCGGTTCTTCGCTCTCTGCGTCAACCAACGGGTCGTCTATCACGTTTGGCCTTGCGTCGAACATCACGACGGCCTTGCAGTCTGCAGGCGCTTACCTGACGACTGCCATGCAGTCGAACGCCGGATCCAACTTCCTTGGAACCAATACGGCGCTAACCGCTAACGGCGTGTCGGTAACGGCAAACAGCAGCGGCTTGTCGCTGAACTTCCCGGCCTTCTTGACGACTGCCGCGCAATCCTCGGCGTCGAACGTATCGATTGTGGCTGCGGCGACCAACAACACGGGTGGCGGAACGGCTTCCCTGTCTGGT